TATCAATGCAGTTACGACGAGTCTCCCCCGCACTAGTGTGGGAGAGAACAAGTCCAGCTACAAAAGTAGTGATGGTCTGATCACGCTGTCCGCCGCTTCCACTTATGGAAAGCGGACTCGCCGTGTTCTAAGGGTGGATCATTCGAAATACGTCGTCGATCCACTCATTTCCACTCTCAACCAGAAAGTGGGGATGAGTTGTTATCTTGTGTTCGATATCGAAAACATCGGATATTCGAACACCGACGTGAAGTACGTGTTTGATGGGTTTAACACCCAGCTACACGCTTCATCGGATGCGCTCATCACCAAACTTCTCGGTGGTGAGTCGTAGCGACAGATACGGTGCCAATGGCGATTCGCAGGGGTTCGTTGAAGATCCCCGGCCTCGACTTGGTTACCGTGCAGTTGGGCCCATCATGGCATCACTACTGCTTGCAGTAGTGATCCTTGATGTCCTCATCTGCCTGCTGCTAATCCTCACAAGTATTCTGTTTTATCAAATATAACAGTTTACTTGTGACCTGTTAACCGTAGGCCAGGATTCTAAACACCTCTATTTAAGGAGGGCTAGATGAAAAGCCTGCAGTTACTCTGGAATGTGTTAGCCAATGAATGCGCTAACATATGTTGCACTAGCGCCGCGATGGACTGCAGAACAGTTCATCGTCGCATCAAACACGAAGGGTTATCGTTTTTAACGATAACCTTGCCACAATTTGGTAAAGACTTTCAAAAAAGTCTGGACCAAGGAGTGGTAGATCGCAGTCTTTTCTCTTCGTTTAAGAGAAAAGGAGAGCTCCCCCGATTCCTCGGAGGTTATCTCGATCTTGTGTTTGATCGCACTAGTGGTCGGTTGCTAGATGAACCTTCCGTGGATGCAATTCGAGTTATACGCCAACTTACGTTGGTATTCTCGAAGATTGAAATTCCTTGCAGTGATGCGAGGACTTTCAATGCCATGGAGGAATTCATCCAGTGTGAGCAGGATGTTAGACAGTTTGATAAAGGGCTTACGTCGATTGATTTCGAACGTTTCAGCTCAATGTCAGCCTCTGTCTTTAGTACGGTTTTCTCCAAAGTAGATCGCAAGATCTACGATGGTGAAATCATACCACGACATGGTCCAGGTTCTACTGCTGATAAACTTCTGGGTAACCAGAAATTTAAGCAGCGAACTTGGACCAAAAGGTTAGAAGAGGTCTTCCACTTTGGAGACCATCTCTTTCCTTCTCCTTCATACTATGGTAAGTATGAGGAGGTCGACATCCTCGAACCCGGAGAGGAGTTACCAGTAATGGTAACTCCTGTTCCTAAAACGCAGAAAACGCCTCGAATAATCGCGATTGAGCCCACTGCAATGCAGTATATGCAGCAGGGACTTCTTCGTGAGATTATCGGAGCTCTTGGAGAAGATGACTTCCTTTCCAAGGTTCTCGGATTCGAGGACCAAACGCCTAACCAGCGGATGGCCCAAGAAGGTTCCCTTTCAGGTAACCTTGCCACACTCGATTTGAGTGAGGCTTCCGATCGCGTTTCTAATCAGCTCGTCCGTGGGATGACAAGAAGGCACCGGCATTTGCATGCTGGCGTCGATGCATGTCGCTCACGTAGAGCTGTCGTACCTAGAAAAAGCGGAAGTACAATTATCCGTCTTTCTAAGTTCGCGTCTATGGGTTCAGCACTCTGC